ATGGTTATGAGATAGCAGATCGTTTTATAGAAGAGCCAATAATTAATAGTGGTATAATTGCAGGAGACAAAACTTCTTTAGATATTATTTGTAGTCTAATTGTTTCTGAACACGATAAGACACATCGTTGTTTTACCGGATCAGACCAAGGAATATTAATGAAAATAATCTATTCTAAACAATATCCTTATCCTTATAACTATCAATTTGCTCCTAGTAATTTTAGCCTGATGTTAGCTGCTGGTTTTGGTTTTTCTGATAAGCTAATCAATAGTCATGGAATTAATATTGACGGAATCAAAATCACAGACAATCTGAATAAGGTGTATTCAATTATTCATCAGTACAATAGAAAAGAAAGTTTTAACAATAAAGTAATCCAATATTTCTCAACATAAGCAGAAAAACATGGGTTTCTAATCTACAAATATGAAAAAAATATCATCTCCAGACGAAGCTAAAAACAAGGTTAAAAAAACAAACTTGATCATCTATGGTTCAATAAGGAACATAGAAGAACATTTCGCAAAGTCTTTTTCAAATATTGACAAGATATCTGATGTTTTTGATAATGTACTGTGCATTATTTTTGAAAATGATTCATCAGACAAAACAAGAAATCTACTAAAAGATTGGAAAAAAAGTAGCAGCAAAATAAAAAAACACATCATCTTGGAAGATGGTCTAGCAAACACAATGCCTTCTAGAACACAAAGATTAGCTTATTGTAGAAACTCTATTCTAAAATACATATTTGAAAACAGCCTAGAAAATACTTATGAGTATGCTTTGCACTGTGATTTAGATGAAGTTTTTTGGGAGATAAGCATTGATGGAATTTTAACATGCTTTCAATACGATCTTGATGAATGGGACATGATGGGTTGTATCAATGAAGATTTTTACTACTTTGATTACTGGGCATTAAGACACAAAGACTCGTATTTTGCCAATAATGTTTTTTCTACTTGCTATTATCCGAAGCAGGACTACAGACAACACACAAAGACATTCAGTAAAATTATATTTGAAGCGTCTAGATCAAATGACAAACTAGTACCAGTTCAGTCTTGTTTCAATGGCATGGGACTATACAGATTAAAGAGCATGAAGGGTTGCAGCTACTTGGGCTTGCACAAGTGTGGAATTTGTCAAGACAGCAAATGCAATGTAGGTGTTGATGCCAGAAATTTTTCAGAACCAACAGACGATAATGACCATATAAACCTACACAGAGAGATGATGGATAAGAACAATGCAAAATTATACATTAATACTGATATGAAGTTAAAAATAAAACCAGGAACTATGTTCTACAATATCTTTGGAGGCAATTGTGATGTGGAGAAATGATATAATAAATTACTTGATAAAAACCAAAAAATTCAAAAACTATCTAGAAATAGGGGTCAGAATACCGGATGAATGTTTTAATAAAATAGAATGTCCCACAAAACATTCCGTGGACCCTGGACACGAAAAATATTATGATCCTAAAATTGCAGAAGAATATCACAAAATAACATACAAATTTACATCAGATAAATTCTTTGAATTACTTGATATGGGTTCTTTGGACTTAAACAAAGATTATAAGTGGGACATAATATTTATTGACGGCTTGCATCTTGCTGAGCAAGTTGAAAAAGACATACTAAATTCCTTAAACCACCTGAGTCCGTCTGGGATAATTGTAGTTCACGACATAAATCCAGCAACTATTCATACTGCCCGAGAAGATTATCAGTACAAAGTCTCAACAAATCAATTTGACAAAGTCACTTATGGTTTTAATTTGGGATATTGGAATGGAACTGTTTGGAAAACTTTCTACAAGATGAGAGTAACAAGACCAGATTTAGAGATGTACTCTGTGAACACCGAAGATATGGGGGTGGGCATAATAAAAAAAGGAAGTCAAAAGTGTTGCGAATTTGATAATCCTTTTTATGAGTTCAATAAATTTGCCGCAAAAAGAAATTATTACTTGAATTTGATTACAATTGAAGAATTTTTGACAAAGGAGAAATGTTGATGAGTTCTTGGAACGATAGAAGATTTCTTAAAGGAAATGAATATGACTAAAAAATTTTACGGTGAAGCTTTTTTGAATCCTGCTACTTTGGTTAATATAGCATCTAGCCATGAAACATGGCAAGAGATTCTATCTTTTCATCGTCAATTAGCAACAGACGATTATGTTAAATATCTTGACAGATGGTATAACAAATGTATTAATCTTTATGGAAAAAATTGGTTCTATTTGGATATTATCAATGTATTATACTCTGCTTCTAAAGTTTTAAAGCCAAAAAATTATTTAGAAATAGGGGTTCGTCGTGGTCGGTCTGCGTGCACTGTTGTAAGAGGATGTCCTTCGGTTGATATTTGTGCTTTTGATATGTGGGTGTCTAATTATGCCAATATGGATAATCCCGGATCAAATTTTGTACAACAAGAATTATCTCGTCATGAACATTGTGGCAAAGTTCATTTTATCAACGGCAACAGTCATGAAACATTACCGTCTTTTTTTAATACAAATTCAGATTTGAAATTTGATTTAATTACCGTAGACGGAGATCACTCTGCGGAGGGGGCAACCAAAGATTTAGAAGATGTTATACCTTATCTTTCTGTGGGTGGAGTTCTTGTTTTTGATGACATATCTCATCCTCAACACCGCTATTTATTAGATGTATGGAAATCTGTAATAAGCAAACATAATAACTTAACTGATTATTGTTTTACTGAGATTGGTTACGGAGTAGCTTTTGCTATAAAGACATGAACGCAGAAAAAGTTTTAATATTGGGATCAAGGGGCTTTTTTGGCAAGAATTTCATAAGCAAATTCAACTCCCAAGTATTTTATAATGACAATCTGAACTTAGAAAATTATGAAGAATTGTTTGTTTACCTTAATAGCATAAGGCCAACAGTCGTTATCAACTGTGCTGGAGTGGTCGGCAGTTCCATAGGTAATATTGATGACTTAGAAATATTTGAAAGAAACAACAAAATTCTACACAATGTTTTTTCTGTGTGCTCAAAATTCAAAACAAAATTAGTAGTATTTTCAACATACAGAGTTTTCGGAGATGCCGAACAATATAGTGAAAGTGATGTTCATCTATCAGAGATAAAAAACAACTCTGGGTATTTGTTATCAAAGAAAGTTTTAGACTATTATATCAAAGCTTACTCCGAACAAATAAAGATATTGTGTCTTTTTTTGACTAATGCCTATGGAGAGCACGATTTATTTAGCGAACAAAGTAGGATTGTTCCTGCTTCCATATTTAAGATTTCTAACTACGATAAAGTATTTGTTGATTGTAATGAAAAAACTCAAGTTAACTTATTATACATAGATGACATATTGAAAATAGTAGAACACCTTTTAAACAATAATGTGTATTGTAATAAGATAGTTTTTAATACAAAGAATACAATAACAATAAAAAATCTACATGAACTTATTATGGATAAGATGAATAGGAGCATAGATATAAAATACAACAATTCAAAACAAATTGTTTCGGCTAACTCTCCAAAAAATACTAACTTTAAATTTGATTACACTGATATGGATTATGGGCTGTCCAAAACAATTAAGTTTCACATGAGGCATAAATGAAGTACTATTTGTTGATAATTGCGAAATGTTGTAATGCATCAAGAGTATACATCATTGAGTATGTATAATGAAATATTACCATTAAAAACAATATATGATGATTACTTTAACGAAACAATAAAAACTTATAAAAAATATTATATATGAAAACTTGCTATGTATTTGCTTGCGGCCCATCTATTAAGGACCAAGATTTAAAAAAAATAAAAGATAATCCTTGTGTTACAATTAGTAATTTTTTTGTTCACCCAGAATTTCAGAATATGAATGTAAAGTATCATATTTTTGGACATTTGCACCATCCTATTACTTATGAAATGGGAGTTGCGTGGTTTAAAGAGTGTGAAACTTGTGTAAACAAAAAAACAAAAGTATTAATTCATATCAAGGATAAGCATATTGTTACAAATAACAATTTATTTGTAAATAATGAAGTTATTTATTGGGATAATGATGGACAATTCCCAGAAACTATACCAAACCGCATGGGACATTATGAAACTATAGCTCAGATTGGTTTGCAAATGGGTTATTATGTTGCTAAGCAAGAGAGCATTGACCAAGTACTTGTTATGGGAATAGATCATAGTTGGGTAAACCATATTGGTGAAACAAAACATTTTTATGATGAATCTCAGAGTGTTTTGTCTAGGATGGGGTATAATGAGTGGTTTTGGTTTACGGGCCGTGGAGGCGTTTGTAACGATTCAGATCTTGAAAGACAAAAAAATATACTGAATCAAATGAATAATTCATACCGTGAGTATGGCGAATTGTGTGAAAAAAGAGGCGTATCGGTATATAACGGCACACCAAATAGTTTAATAACAGGTTTAAAATTTTTCAAAAACACAGTACAGTAAAATAATAAGGAATTAAACACATGAATACATTAGGGTTAAATCCTTTTAATGGAGATTACTTCTTACAAGCAGAATATAGTAAACTAATTGAAAAGCATAAGCCTGATTTACTATTAGAAACTGGAAGTTTTGAAGGAATAACAACAGAGTATATGTGTAGATTCGGCCCACCAGTCATCCAATTTTTTGATATAGTATATGGCAAAGACAAATACGTCTACAGATACAATGAAGAAGCCGCAGGAGCAAGGCGCGGAGTAATATTTTTAGAACCCATAGAGACAGAACGGGACAATACCCTTGTTTAAAACTAAAATCATAGCCGAGATAGGCATTAATCATAATGGCGATGCTAATATATGCAAACAATTAATAGACATAGCGTCTATTGCTGGGTGTGATTTTGTAAAAATTCAAAAACGAACTCCAGAGCTTTGTGTTCCAGAAAATCAAAAAAATAAAATTAGATCTACTACTTGGGGAGACATGTCTTATCTAGACTACAAAAAAAAGATAGAGTTTGAAGAAGCACAAATTAAAGAAATTAAAGAATACGCTGACAATAAAAATATTATTTTTTTTGCTAGTGTATGGGACAAACCCAGCGCTGAAATCATGAGCAAATACTCAGACATTACTAAGATAGCATCTGCTTCTATCACAGACTTAGATTTGTGTAAATATGTTAGAAATAAATTCAAAACACTTATAATCTCTACGGGCATGAGCACTGAAGAAGAAATAAGTAGATGTATAAACGAATGCAATCCAGACATTATAATGCATACTAATAGTACATATCCTTGTCCGGTAGAAGAAATAAACTTAAACTATATCAAATGGCTTAAAAATAAATGGAAAAATAAAGAAATAGGTTATAGTGGCCATGAATATGGATTAGTTTCTACTTTTGCTGCCGTAGCAATAGGAGCAGAATGGATCGAGAGGCACATTACATTGAATCATAATATGTGGGGTAGTGACCATTTAAGTAGTTTGGAGCCTGCTGGTGTATTTAAGTTAGTAAAAGGCATTAGGGATATAGAAAATTCTACAAAATATCCTATTGGTCCAAGAATATTATTTGAAAATGAAAAAATAAAGAGGGGTAGTTTAAGAAAATGAAAATTTTATATATAGGGTATAATGTAGACCAGCTTAATTGGGGGTGTCGATCCACTCCAAAAGCATTGTTACAAATAATACAATCTGCTTTAAAACCCGATAAAATTTTAAAGATTGGCAATAATGAACTGATAAAAACTGATTTTACAAAAATAGAAAAAAATATAAAAGAATGTGACATAGTAATAATTAATGGAGAAGGAAGTCCAATATTTAGATCTCCTATTAGGAATGATTTTGATAAACATCTAATGGTTATTGAATATTGTGGCAAAATAAACAAAAAATGTTTATATGTCAATGCAATGATTTCAAAATGCCCAAAGACTCCTTTTGATAACGAAACGTATAATAGGGCACTTAAAGCTTGGTCTAAGTGTTGTGAATTGGTGATTAGAGATCCGATTTCGGGTTATTTAATTGATAGCAAATTAGACTATTCATATATCCCGGATGCGTTGTTTACTTGGCAATCTCACAGAATAAAAACAGGAGATTATATTTTGCTGGGCGGGGGATCATCTCCTCCTAATCATGATCAAATAGAAAATAAAAAATTATCATATTTAAAATTAATAGATAAGATTTCTGGACTAGCAAAAGTAAAATTAGTGCAAAACTGCGGTGGAGATTATTGGATGGAACAATTGGCTAAAGATCATGGCTTTGAATTAATACCGAAAGAATGTGATATAGACCAGGGAATGAAAGAACTACAAATGGCTCAGGTTTATATTTCTGGACGATTTCATCCATCAATAATGGCATCTCTCAATGGAACTCCTTGTATATTTTTTGAAAGTAATAGTGATAAAACTATGCACATCCAAAAAATACTAGAGTATAAAAACCCTGTCGTTTTTACATTTCCATTATTAGATGAACAAATTAACGAAATTTATAATTTAACTAAATACTATTTAGAAAATAACGAAAGCGTGCGTGAAAACATAATAAAAACATGCCAGATTTTAAGCAAGCAGTCTTTATCTGGTTATACAAGTATATTTAAAAAATATAAAGTGGCTTAAAAATAAATGAAAAAAGTACTACACATTTGGGGAGTAAAAGAAATAAAATAAAACATTATGAATATAAAAACACTTATATTAGCTAGAGGAGGAAGCAAAGGCATACCAGGTAAAAATATCATTGATATTAATGGCAAGCCTTTAATCCAGTATACAATAGACGCAGCCAAAGCATCCAAAGCCAATGATGTATGGGTTAGCACTAATTGCGATAAAATTGCTAGCGTTGCCATGCAATTAGGATCTAATGTAGTTAAACGACCAGAAAATATTTCAGGAGACAAATCCAAAAGCGAAGAAGCATTGTTGCACTTTGCTAGTCTTCAAGATTTTGACATCTTGGTTTTTATTCAGCCAACATCTCCATTAATTTTGCCAGATGATATTAATCGTGGTTTAGATATGATAAACGAATATGATTCAATTTTTAGTGCATATGAGGAACACTGGAATCCTAGGTGGGATTTAAATACAAGTCCAGACAATTGGGACACAACTTCTCGTCCAATGAGACAAGATGTGGAGGCAAAATGGGTAGAAAATGGTGCTATTTATATAACTAAAAGAGAATGCTTAATAAAATCCGGTTTGAGATATAGCGGGAAAATGGGCATAGTAAATATGCCTATATATAGAAGTTTTCAACTAGATACACTAGAGGATTTAGAATTGATGCGCAGATTATTGTGAAAAAATTTAAATTAGACCAAAGTCAAAGGAGTAGATGTGAAACGTGGTTTATCTACATCTGAATTTTATAGAGAGTAAGCATGAGCAACACACAGAATATAGAAATGGTTAGAAAAGCCGTTCCCTATATGCGAGTACGACCCAGGAATGCCCGGAAAAGAAACCATCCCCGAACCTGCTGACATAGTTGTATGCACGAGGACTTAATGAATAAAATACTATTCACCCAGTGGTTCAAAGCCACACCCGAAATTCTAACTTACAATCTTTACTGTTTATATCAAAACCTTTCTAATGAAAGAATAGACAAACTAGTTCTATTTACTGATAATTGCGAATTTGACACAATTTTCAATAAAAAGTTGATTGTTGTTCCAATACAAACAAGACTTTCTTATAAAATGTGGATGGACTATGCTGATAAAGAATATCCAGAAGATATAAAAATACTATCTAATTCTGATGTTTATTTTGATGAATCATTGTGTTTTTTGGATAAAATAAACGAATGGGAAGAAACACTGTACTTATTGACAAGAAAAGATTTGACCAAAGATGGTAATATAGTGCCATCAGCAGCAGATCACAACCCAGACAATAAAAAACACATATCTACTATTTGTTCACAAGATGCTTGGGTGTACAAAAAAATAAGTTATGATTTTAACAAAGATTGGAACTTGGGAGTTCTTCATTGCGAAAATCATTTTAGAAAAAATGCCGAAAAATCTGGCGTTGTTATCGTTAATTTGTTTGAACATATAGATTTAATACATGTTGACTGGAGACAAAACAAAAAATATACTCAAAGCCCTTATCGTTCTTATGAGAACTAATACACAGATATGTGCTGGAAAAAAGAGTTTAGTTAGGTGTAATTTAATTGGTCCCTCAAGTAATAGTAGGTCTGAAAAATGGCTAATTGATAGGTTTAATTAAGGAATAAATATGAAAATAGTGATGATTGCAAGATGGACCGGGTGGATCCAAGAACCGCCCTTTGAAAGACAATATCGTTATCCGATGTTTGCGGCGGCCCACGCTGTTTCACTGATTAAAAATGGCGGGCTGCTTCCACAAGATATCTATGTAATATCAGATATACAAGAATCTAAATACTTGGATTTTTTGAATAATATAGGAGTAAAAGTTTGGAGAACAAGTTCAAACTTGCAAAAATTTACGAAGTGCATTGAAGTTGCAAAAGAACATCCAGAAGAAATTATTTGCTGGGTTGATTCCGACATGTATTTGTTTGGCAAAGTTGATTTTAACTCAGCTGTAAAAGATATGTTGGGAGAATCGGAAATGTTGGTCGGAGACGGTGGCTCCTTCGATGCTAAAGAAAAAATTATAAAAAGCACAAAACAATGGGATCCAAATGACTTTTACAAAGTTTGGGGTTTTACTATTGAAGAACTTATAGAATGGTCTGTTGAAAAACAAAAAAAATGGTGTTTGGGAGTAGTATATGCTCTAAAATCTCAATCGCTAATTAACTACGAAAAGCAAATGGATAGGAATTCATATGATGAATTATTGGCTTTTGCATTATCAAAACTAATAAAGACCGAATATCTTCCATCCAAAAATAGTAATCTGATAGTTAAAGGTATTGACTCTTCTCTCCTATTTTATTTGAAAAATCCACATGACCCAAACTCCGCACCGGAAGATTTTTATTGGGTTCATTATGGCGGAGGCTCTAAAGTTCTTGATATAAATACGCATTTAAATGATTTCTGTAACGGTGTGATTAAAAACTACAAGGAAGTATAGGATAATAAAAGTAGGCTTAATATATAAATCAAGAAAAGAGGTGTTGCCAATGGTAAAAAATGAACCTAATTATTTCAACTATTCTAGCTTTTACGAATTCATATCAAAACAAAATTTTAAAACTTTTGTTGAAGTTGGTGTGTTTTTTGGCTTGTCAATTAGTTTTTTAGCGCAAAAAATCAAAAGCAAAGATGGTGTAAAAATTTACGGAGTAGATTTATTTGACACCTGGGCAGGCAAAGAAGAAATTGAATCTTTGTATGACACAAAAGGTTTGTCTGACGAAGATAGATTAAAAAAACTTGGTGAATACAAGTATAATTTCGTTGTCAATAGATTAAATAAAGTTGGATGTAATCATTTTGTTGAACTTATAAAAAGTGATAGTTCTGCTGCCGCATCATTGTTTGAAAACGAATCATTAGATTTTGTTTTTATAGACGGAAACCACTGGTACGATTATGTAAAAAAAGATATAGAAGCATGGTTGCCTAAAATTAAAAAAGGAGGAATCGTCTCAGGACATGATTATCAAGAAAAAGGGGTTTCAACTGCGGTTGAAGAGATTTTCGGTCATTCTGCCCAAGTTTTTGAAAAATCAATATCTTGCTGGTATGTACATATTTAAGAAAAAGAGGTAAAAATGGAAAGTTTCGTAACTTTATCGTCCGATTTTAATAATCACTATATTAAAAACTACATAGAGAATATCACATGAAATATGACAGCTTAACCAATGAATTTAAAACATCTTCAGACTGGGATGAGGTTGTTGGACTAGAAGGTAATTTTACTCTGGGTGTTGGATATTGTTATCTTCTAGAGATAAAAGAGATTTTCAAGAAAAACCATAAAAACTATCACTTTTTTGATGTTAAATGGGGAAGGTGCGGAACCACCTACCTATTCTCTGCTTTAAGACCATCCAACATAATAGTACTAACAGCTTGGTCAAACTCGGCAGTATTATGCGAAAAAACTTCTATTCTATTTAAAATATGGAGAGAAATTCTACTTAATTTATCTTCTCTAAATGTGAATATGATGATTTTTGATACTCCTGCGGCTTGGCATAGATCAGAAATGTACCACAATATAGGTGCTACATCCATGAGATCTAGAATTCAAGAGAGAAAAAAAATGTATTTTGATGAGGTGGTTCAGCCTTCTCTAATAAACAATAAGACCCAATATATTGATTTAAACACAATTATATCAGAAGAGTCTCTTTGTATAACTGAAAATACTAATAATATAAAGTCCATATCTAGCCCTTGGCACTTATCAAAAAATACTCTAGAAGCTATTGCTCAATACTTTATAGACACCAATAATAACTCCTCAACACAAAACTTATCAGACACTATTAAAAGTTTAGAGTTTGCTGCTAAAAATAAATGTTAACTTTAACCACCTTTAAATGCCCTAATTGCCAAAAGGAAGATCATCAAAAAATTCTATTTATAGGATCAGAATTCTCTTATAAGTGCGTTCATTGTGATTCCGTACATTGCTTTTTAGAAAATCTATTTTGGGATTTTACAGACAATTTTAATAGACATGGCTGTGGTAATTATAAGTGGTCCCTTAATAGATATATTGGAACTATTAATTCAGAAGGGGCCTGGACAGGAAACGAACAACTCGCCCCAAGTGCTAAAGGGGACTATGTATCAGAAGTTAGAATTAAAGCTCGTGAGTTTTTTCGTCATAGTATAGAGAGCATGAAAACAAATCACGATATTACTAGATTAGAAAAAATAAAACTATCCAATAAACAGCCACAAACAATCTATATCGCTAATGCTATCTGCACGGAGCACTTCCAAGACTGCTTAAGAGCGATAGTAAGAATTAAAGAACATACACAAAAAGAAATATCTAAAGATACCTATAACATTTTAATATTAGATCAAAAGACCAAATTTTTTGTCAAGCCTTTTAATAAAATTATGGGTCTTGATGAAATATGGTATGTTGATTGGTCCCCAATATTCACATGGAACCATGGGATGCATAATATACGCCATATCTCAAAATCAGTAATCCTCAATAATAGTATAAATATCGAACTTGATAAATATCAATCATTAACCAGATGCATTTCTAAAAATACATTTCCAAGTATCTATGGTACAGACATTATTAAAGATTTATTTCAAAACAATAAAATCTTACTTAAAAATTCTAATGGTATAGTTTTAAATAAAAAATATATTGCGGTCTTAATACACTCAGATAATACTCGTAGGGCGGGTTTGGCTTCTGCGGCACAATTAAAAGATGTTTGTGCTCTAATTAAAAAAAGAGGACTATATCCTATTATTGTAGCATGTACAGATAGTGAAATTAATATGGCTAAATCTGTTGATGGAGAAGAAGTATTAATAGCATATTCAGTTGAAAAACAGGCTTGTTTTTATCAAAACTATTGTATGGGCGTTGTTGGAACTAATTGTTCTGGATGTAATATACCATGCTTGTATAATATACCATTATTTACTATGGCTAAAGGAAGAGTATTCCCGGATGATTTTTATTCTATGGGAAGATTGCTTTCTACATATGACTGTAAAGAGGCTTTTTTTGGCAAGCTAACTAAGCCAACAAATGTTATAGAAATACCAATTGACCCCTCTCAACCAACAAGTATTATGAATGTACAGGATGAGTTCTTTAATTGGATAACTCTTTTAATAAACAATCAAAATAAAACCATATTATGACTACTATCAATATTTTAAGAGAAATAGAGGGCAATAATTTAATTAAAGAACGTCTTGAGAAAAAAGAAATATTTTTTGTTGGCAGATCGGGCGTAACAGAGTGTGATATTGTATGTACTATGTTGCTAGACAATAAAGCCTGTACCAATCAGATGGTGCAAAACTCTCGTTCTCCTGCTGGGATTTATCCTAATGATCAGGATTATCTTTATGCTTTTAGTAAAAAATATAGCGACTGTATTAAGTCATTAGATCTCGTGGCGTTTATTGGTTGTACTCCTAATTATAGTCGTCTTATTGCTAACTATTGTCCTAATGCTATACCCTTTTATTTATGGGGATTAGAATCATATCATTTTCCTCAAAACCCTTGGAGCGAAGCACTAAAAGACAAAAAAGTATTAGTTATACATCCATTTCAAAAAAGCATAGAGCAGAACTATAAGAATAGAGAACACTTATTTGTTGGCACTAATATTTTACCAGAATTTGAATTAATAACAATGAAGGCCATTCAAAATATTGGCAATAATATGAATTATGACTGGTTTGATAGTTTATATACAATGCAAGATGAAATTAATAATATAGATTTTGATGTTGCTCTCATTGGGTGTGGGGCATTTGGTCTTCCGTTAGGGGCCCACATTAAAAAACATTTGAATAAAACAGCTATTCATATGGGCGGAGCACTCCAATTATTATTTGGCATAATGGGAAATAGATGGGCGCAATATAATAGACACGGCTCTAAAAACTTTATTAATGAATACTGGACTAGGCCACTCCCAGAAGAAACACCAGAGTCATATAGGAATATTGAAAATGGATCTTATTGGTAGTAATAAGATAGATTATTTTATAGTTTGTCATGACCAAGACATTATTAATCAACAAATAGATAGAAATATTTTTGGGGCTCTTCCTAATTATAAGTTCTTATTTGTTGGAAATGGAAAAACCAATAAGCTTAATCTCTTAGATTATGAAACTATTATTTGTCGAAATTTAATATATAATTTAGAAGAATATCCTTATCTATGCAGCTTTACTGCTTGGTATGCTGTAGTAAAAAACGGTCTTTATCAAAATAATAATATTTGCTTATTAGAATATGATCTTGATATCTTTGATAATTTTCACTCATCTAATCTGTGCTATTGTCCACTCAACACTAGCGTAGTAGGATATGCTCATACCTTAGTTCACCATTATGTTTTTCATAAAAGCACACCATGGTTAGAAATTGCTCTTAAAAAAATCCATAATATCGACTTAGAAAACTTATTAGAGACCCAATTAAAACACAGTATGTATTGGCCAATATCTACCAACATATTACTAAGCTCTAAGACTCTAGACTCTTTTGTGGACTGGTTCACCCCTATGGCAAAACTCTTTAAGAGTGATCCTCTAGGTTCTTACGTTCACGAGAGAGCCCTTTTTATCTACTGCATGATTAATGGGTTTGAAATTAAATATAATCTCCACTGCTCGCAGCATCAACAATTGGCTTCTCATAATAACGCTGATTTATATGGGGCGTTTCTTCAGAAGCATAACACCAAAGACTTTAAAGAGCATATGAAAATGGAATATGACCAAATCTACAAACAAACCCTAGATTCTTTGCTATAGTCTCAAAAATAAAAAGTGGAATCTTGCTGACGGCGGACGCTCAAATACAATATATCAACGCTTCACAATTACTTCATTCTTTAACACGAAAGTTCGTTTATGATTATCAATCTTTCTAATTTTAATGACGCTCTTCCAATCATAGTTAGAGATGACGATACCTTTGAAAAGCTCAAGACTGATTTCCCAGATATCCTGGCCGATCTAGTTACCTTTAAGAGCAATCCTAATTGTTCTTGTCGTGGTAGAGTAATGAAGTTTTTTGGAGATCAACTCAACCAAAATCCCGATCTACTTGACAAGTATGTAAAGGATGCAAACGTTCTCAACCAAGAGATTCAGGCTATTATCTCTAGCAGAATTGCTAATACATATACCGGTAAGGTATTCGTTATTCCTAAGGGCGAAGAATCTTGGCAGAGCTTTTCTGCTACTCTTATGGGAAAAATGTTTCGCGGCTTTAGTGTTGTAGAAAGAGACGACTCCTTGGTGGTATACTTTCTATGATGTCTTTATTGAGCTATCTGATGGTGTGTCTAGGGGTTTGTTATGCTTGGAGCGATACTGAAGTATCGGTTCCTTTAAGGAACAGGATAGCAAAAATTCCGTATCTTCATAAGCCACTATTATGTCATGAATGTTCTAGTTTTTGGATCAGCTTAGCAATAACGTTTGTACTAAACCCCTTATCTGATTATTCTCCTTTATATGTAAGTAATGTGCTTAGTGCATTTTGTGGATTCTTCATTAATCTCTTTTTTGTAAGAAGACGCATCATACCATACAGAGATTAATCGGCTTGTGCGGCGATCTTGACTGATCACAGGACGGATAGTATCATAGCCAAACACGAAGAACAACATCTCTACTAAAGGACAAAATGAGACCCAATTGGACGGACTATTTTTTAGGACTGGCAAAAGTAGTTTCTCAACGCAGTCACGATATTCATACTCAACACGGGTGTGTTATCACGGATCAGAACAACAGGATTTTAGGAGTTGGCTATAATGGATTTCCAAGAGGCTTAGATGATTCTAAGCTTCCAACGCATCGGCCAGATAAATATCCCTGGATGGTCCACAGTGAAAGAAATGCTCTTTCTAATTGTGTTGTTCGTCCTGATGATGGAATAGCATATGTTACTGGTCAATGCTGTAACGACTGTACCATAGCTCTATGGCAAGAAGGAATCAAAACTATTTATATGATCAATGATCATGGAACTCATTTATTCGATGAAGAAGCACAAAAAAGATTTGATTTATTTGTTAGCATGAGCAACATAAAAATTTTTAAAATAGATCCTGATTTAACATGGCTTAAGACTTTGAGTGGTGTATTATGATGCTACTATGTTTTTATCTAAGTATACTGAACTATTTTTTTGGTTATTGTTTTGTAGAAAATTTCAATATAATTGGACAACAATTTGTTGGCCTAGTGATAATGGGTTTATTGGCAAATTTGCACAAAAAATAAGAGAACAAAATAATGATATTCGATGAACAAATTACTAGGAAACCAGACAATTATCCTTGGACACAAAACTTCATAGAAGCTATGCACAATGGTTTTTGGACAGACAGAGAATTTAATTTTCAAAGTGATATTCAGGACTTCAAGGTTAGCTTAACAGATCAAGAAAAAGAGATCATTGTTAGAGCGCTATCAACTATTGGTCAACTTGAAATATCTGTTAAGAAATTTTGGGCCAAATTAGGAGATAATCTACCACACCCATCAATTAATGATATGGGTTATGTGATGGCTAATACAGAAGTAATTCATGGTGATGCTTATGAAAGACTTCTTGAGGTACTAGGCATAGATGATAGTTTTGATGAGATCCTAAAGCTAGATATTATACAGGGTCGTGTTAACTATCTAAGAAAACACTTACATAAATTCCATGACAACAATAAGAAGCAATTCATCTACTCGCTAATACTTTTTACATTGTTTGTAGAAAATATAGCCTTGTTTTCTCAGTTCTATACTATTAGTTGGTTTGGTAGATATAAGAACCTACTAAAAGATACTAATAAGCAAGTTGAATATACTTCTAGAGAAGAAAATCTTCATGCTATGATTGGTATTAAAATTATCAATACTATCAAAGAAGAACACCCAGAACTATTCGATGAAGAACTAAAAAAGAAAATTATGCACGAGGCCAAAGACGCTATAAAGTATGAATGCCAAATCATTGAATGGATCGTCAATGGTTATCAGCACGAGAAACTAAATTCCGACTTGCTCAAAGAGTTCATCAAGAATAGAATGAATGAGTCTTTGAAGCAAATTGGTTACGATAAAATATTTGAGGTTGATGAGTCTATCATTTCCGAAACTCGTTGGTTTGAGGAACAAATACTAGGCAATAATATGACTGACTTCTTTCATAGCAGACCGGTTGAATATGCCAAGTGTTCTCAGAGTTTTGATGCTGAAGACCTATTTTAGTTAGTCATAATCATATTACAATAAAGGATAGAAAGTAAGTGGATAAATGAATAAGAAGTACTATTGGCTTAATTCCCATAGCCGTATTTTCCTAGAGAGAGGATATCTAAAGGAAAACGTTACGCCAGAAGCTAGAATCAGACAGATAGCCGAAACAGCAGAAACCATTTTAGGTATTTCTGGTTTTGCCGATAAGTTTGAAGACTATATGAGCAGGGGATTTTATTCTCTTGCTACTCCTGTGTGGACAAATTTTGGTAATGATAGGGGATTGCCAGTAAGTTGTTTCTCTAGCTATATATCAGATACTATGGATGGTATTCTAGATAAGGTTGCAGAAGTTGGCATGATGAGTAAATTAGGAGGTGGTACTTCTGGCTTTTTTGGAGATTTAAGACCAAGAGGCACAAAGATTAGTGTTGGAGGAGAATCAAGTGGGCCAGTACATTTTATGGAACTATTTGATAAGGTAGCAGAAGTAGTATCACAAGGATCAGCACGACGAGGATCATTTGCAGCATATCTACCAGTAGAACATGAAGACGTTGAAGAATTCTTACAGATCAGATCTGAAGGTCATAGTATCCAGAATATGAGCATTGGTATTACTATTACTAATGAGTGGATGCAAAATATGATTGATGGAGATAAAGAGAAAAGAAAAATATGGGCAAAGATCATACAAAAAAGATTTGAAACAGGATATCCGTATATTGTTTTTATAGACAATGTAAACAATAATTCTCCACAGGTCTACAAAGACCAAAAGCTAAAAATCAAGAACTCTAATCTATGTTCTGAGATCACCTTATTCTCTGATGAAAAGAATTCTTTTGTATGCGTATTATCGTCACTGAATTTATTACATTGGGATGAAATTAAAGAAACAGACGCGATAGAAACTTTAGTATATTTCTTAGACGCTGTTAATGAAGAATTCATCAGAAAAACCAAGAATATCAATTTTATGGGAACAGCACACAACTTCGCCAAGAGCCAGAGAGCTTTGGGTATGGGGGTTCTAGGCTGGCACTCTTTGCTTCAGTCCAAAATGATATCTTTTGAGTCTATGGGGTCTAAGATGCTGAATACTGAGGTTTGGAAAACAATACGGTCAAAAGCAGATAAAGCCTCTGCCGAATTAGCCTCTTTATTTGGAGAGCCAGAACTACTCAAGGGGTATGGCCGCAGGAACGTCACCACGCTCGCTGTAGCGCCCACAACGTCCAGTTCTTTTATTTTAGGACAGGTGAGTCCTTCGATAGAGCCTTTAAATTCTAACTACTTTGTGAAAAAACTGGCTAAAGGTAATTTTACATACAAGAACCCATACTTAAAAAAGTTGCTAAAAGATAAAGATCAAGACAAAGAAGAAGTATGGAAAGATATTTTAGTTAGAGGAGGATCCGTACAGCATCTTGCCTTTTTAACCAAAGAAGAGAAAGACATATTCAAGACCTTTGGTGAGATTAGTCAGAAGGAAATAGTCATACAAAATATTCAAAGACAAAAGTATGTTGATCAGGCTATCTCTTTAAATCTTATGATTCCACCAAATTGTGCAGCAAAAGAGGTTAGTGAACTACTAATTTATGGCTGGGAGAATGGTATAAAAACCTTCTACTACCAACGATCATCGAATCCTGCACAAGAATTGGCTCGTAGCATTTTAACCTGTTCATCATGTGAGGCTTAATAGTAATGATTAGAATTAAAAAAGTACATCCTGAAGCAAAGATACCTTGTCGAGCTAATCCAACTGATGCTGGTGCGGATTTATGTTCCGTAGAAAATATGGTTATAGCTCCTCAATCAAGAGCATTAGTTAGTACGGGGATCAGCTTACAGATACCAGATGGTTATTATGGTCGAGTAGCACCAAGATCGGGATTGGCTGTTAAAAATGGAATTGATGTTTTGGCAGGAGTAATAGATAGTGGTTATAGGGGAACCGTTGGTGTGGTTCTATATAATACAGATAAAGAAAAAAGTTTTGAGGTTAAGGTCGGAGATAGAATTGCTCAGATTATTTTTGAGCAGCATTGGAACTTTAGCTTTAAAGAAGCCGACGATCTGGTTGATAGTGAACGGTCAATTAATGGTTTTGGATCTACCGGAATTAAATAACATAACTAACACTATAGGTGTATATTAATATCGGATTGCAATATACCACTCTATAGTAAAAGGGTATTCCTTGAGAAAAAGAAACTCCAAAAAAAAGCCCAAGGTAATTGATGCAACAAACGAACTTAATATACCCAGTGTTTATAGGAATAGATTAAAACCTAGAACAGATAATCAAAAAGAGTATATTAGAACTTTAGCAGAAAATACTGTTACGTTCTGTCAAGGAGTTGCTGGTAGTGGTAAAACACACATTGCTATTGGTATGGCTCTGGAATATCTTTTAGAAGATAAAGTAAAGAAGATTATTATTACTCGTCCTGTTGTTGAATCTGGTGAAAAAATCGGATATTTGCCAGGAACAGCAGAAGAGAAATTACATCCTTACCTTTTGCCATTACTAGATGAAGTTAATCATTTTATACCATCTTCTTATTATACTAGCCTTAAGACAAATAATAAGATAGAAATAGTACCACTAGGCTTAATGAGAGGCCGTAATTTTCATAATGCATTTATTGTAGCTGATGAGTGTCAGAACGCATCGTATGATCAATTAAAAATGCTTTTGACAAGAATAGGTCGTGAGAGTAAAATGATATTGACTGGCGATACTAGTCAGTCAGATCTTCATAGGCACATGCAGGGCGGTTTTTATGATATGATCAGTGCTTTAGAAGGAACTGATGGTATCGGTGTCTCAAGACTAGACCATTCAGATATTGTTAGAAATCCAATTATTGGGAAAATCATATCTCGTTTAGATAATTACGAACATGAAAGATCACAACAGTAAGTGCTTAGTTCTTAATGCTGACTATTCTCCTCTTGGTATCATTAGCTGGAAGAGGGCGATGATCTGGTCGGTTCAATACGACCATCGCTCTCCTATGTCTATTGAAATTATAGATTTCTATAAGGATGACTTTATAGCTGGAGCTAATGGTAAGCAATATCAGATACCAGCAGTAGTAAAAACTAATAGATATTTTAAATTCCATCATCAGACTGTAAATTTCTCTCGTAAAAATTTATTTATTAGAGATAATTATACATGTCAATATTGCCATTCTCAAAAAGAGATCAATAATTTAACATACGATCATGTTATTCCGAAATCAGTATGGGATAGAAAACACGGCAGCCCAACATGCTGGACGAATATAGTTACAGCTTGCGTAGCCTGTAATAGAAAAAAGTCCAACAAAACGCCTCAACAGGCCAATATGAATCTTAAAATCACCCCGTCTGCCCCAAATAAAAGCTATAAATTTTTCTATATTAATGAGTATATTTTACACATATCAAACTCAGCCCTATCAATACCAAAAGAATGGCAAATATATGTAAAATAAAATGGCTGTAGTGTATTAATTAGTTATTAATCGCCATTTAAACACTAATGAGACACTACTACATACCATGTCTAATAATGATAATAATGATCAGTTTATTCCAAAGCCTTTAGTGTGTAGTTCTTTAAGCGCGACAGATTCTGAGATTCAAAGCGCGCCTTCTAATTATGAGTGCTGGAAATGTGGTTTAGAGCCAGGAGATGAGCCATGGAGCTTTAATAGCTATACACCACAAAATTGTATAGCCAATTGGGGTGTGAGTAGTCTTGCAGAATTAAGCTGTGTTGATTGCTGGAGATGTGAGGACCAAGTTCTATTTGGCGGCGGTGCCAGCCATCCTGACAGACCATTACTATACAATGAGCCTCAACATTCTGCATACTGTATTGACACCCCGGCTAGGCGTTTGACACGATATCACTGGCAACTAAGTTGCTGTGACCAGTCACGGGATTGTGGTTCTTGTAGAACTGATGAGAGTAGGTGTCGAAACTCACATTGTGTTTTGGGTTGTCTGGGAGCATATTGTGATCCTATGGCTACTAATGATTCTTGTTGCCAGGAAGGTAGTTGGGGATCATATTTGCAAATAAATGCACAACGCAAACAATTGGGTAGTCCCACACTAGCAGCATTTGTAAAACATGCTCGATGTGACGGCCCAGTGGGGAATAGATACGGATCGCCTATAAGCCCCTCGGATTCGGCATATGACGATTCTCTGCAAAAATTAAGTTGTACTTGTCCATCCCCATTAAGTCCTGTACAAATTAGTCAACCCGCTCCAGGCTTCATGGATCAAAACACCATTTTTTTTAGGGTAGATTTTGAGAAGTCAATAGAGATTCAAGGAACACCAAGCGTACCATATCTCAATATAGTATTTATTGAGGCTATTTATTCGGCATCTTCTCAAGGCTTGAATCAAGATGTCTCCATTTTAACCGCTAATAATGAGCGTCAAGCCTTTTATGATTCTAAACAGAATAATGGGAAAAGCCTTATTTTTAAGTATACCCTAACATCAGGAGATCCTAATCCGCCATTTTCGGTTACAGTAAACTCTCCGATAGTTTTGAATGGCGCTTCAATGTTTGGTGCAAAAGATGGGGATCCTATTAATCTTAACTTTACACCAACAACTTTGACTAGTGTCGTTATTAATGGACCAAGCCCTACTCCCACACGCACCACAACCAAAACTCCAACGCCAACTCGTACTACAACCAGAACCCCTACTCAAACACGTACTCAAACTAGAACCCCTACTCCAACACGTACTACAACTAAAACTCCTACTCCCACTTCTACTACTACTGCTACTCCTACACAAACACGAACACCAACTAAAACTTTAACTCCAACTAGAACGCTTACTAGAACCAGAACCCCTACTCCGACCTTAACATCTAGTGCTACGGCTACTCCCACACCAACTCCAACAGCGGCAATCAAGTATGATTGTTGGGTATGCTGGAGCGATGGCCCACATAATATAGGCCCAAAAACCATAGCCGAATGTTCTAGACGAAAAGTGCCGGGTGTTCAAAACTTAGTAGATCTTGATTGCTGTTTACAATCTAACGGTAAATATTCGCCAGCTAGTAAGTCTTGTGATCTTAATTGTAGGTCATTAATAGCGATCTGTTCTGATCCTAAGTGTAGTGATATGTGCCCAGGCGCATATTGTTTGCCTGCTCCTCTTAATGGATCTTGTTGTGTAAATGGTTATTATTTTGAGTATGTAAATACTTGGTTTAATGTTGGTCCAGACGGTAGTAAAAATATGAAGCCCGGAGCACCAGAATTTTATGCTGGATTTACATGCGCAATGCAAATGGCGTCGTTAGGCAATGAGTATTCAGCAGCTGGCTTGAATGAGCTATCGTGCCCCTGCCCCACCCCTACTCAATCAAAAACCCCAACACGAACAAGAACCCCCACAAGAACTCCCACAGCGACTAGGACTTCCACTAGGGGCTTAACTCCCACACCAACTCCCACCCCAACCTCTACCAGTACCGCTACGGCAACCCCCACTCCATCATCAAGCTATACTACAGGGTCTGGACAGTGGTATCATTATATACCATAGCATAATTACCTATTAAAATATAGAAATTCAAAATTTTTATGGCAGAATTTATTATTGATCCTAATAAGTTAAATAATGATATAAAGCCTTTTAGGAATACTCCGTCTAAAGACTTTCTCAGACAGCCAGGTCCGCCAAATTTTACTATTAATACAACATTCGGATCTTTAGACTTTGATAAGCCGGTAAGGCTTTACATTCAAGAAAAAAATACAGCCCCCCACTCTGCAATAGCTAGTGAAGACGTAAGAATCAACAACTTTTATGTTAAAAAATCAAATCAAAATAATAATTTTACTTATCAAGGAACTATTGATGCTCCAACTTTTAGTCAAGGAAACTTAGGGTGGTGTAGCATATCTAGCCTAGCATTATGTATAACAAGTCAATTAAATTTTTCTGCAGATATCAATCGTTTAATTAACTGTATACCGTCTTCTGAGCCTCTTAATTATCCTGAAGGCTTTCCTACTAGTTTGTTTAGAGAGTCACAACAAGCCGACGAAGAAGAAAGAGAGGTTAGCAAAGCCTATAGAAAAGTAGGAAAATTATTATTTGATAACATTTCGATTCCAGTTAGCGAACTAAGCAACTTAAATAGATGTATAGGTAATCAACAGGATGCTTTGGTCGATAATGATAGTCTTTGTGGCACCAATAGTTGTATAAAAGGATATATTAGACTTACAAATATTTCTTGTCCAAATTTTCGATCAGGATTATTAAGTAATGAAAATATTTTGAACGAAATAAATAGCGGTCGTCCAGTGTCTTTATCTTTTGGTTCTTTATACACTTCAAGACTGGTTTTAACGGATGCTTCTAACGGTTCGATATCTTGGGAAGATACTGCCACAATGAATCAAGAAACCTTAACCAATAATATACGTCAATTTAATCCCGCATATGAACCCGGAAATACTCATTTAGTCACTATTACCGGCGCTTCTGGGCCCGATCAATTAGGTAGATATACTTTTTCTATATCAAATACTTGGGGAGATGATGTTTCTAATGTCTCTATAACAACTTTGCTAGATGGTGATGGTGATCCAGTACCAATTATAGAACAAGTTAACCCAAGATATAACTATAGCCCCTTGACTGGAATATCTTTCGATATAACATTCACAGAAAACAACGCTCCTTTTAATCCTAGTTGTGAATATTGTGACAAATTCTGTTTTGCTGGAGACTATGATGAGGCTAATGGGCAAATATATTGTTTGGATCGAGGATACGATGGCATTAGAACGGTAGCTGGTGGTAATTTAGGAGTAGCATTAAGCGCAGAAAATTTTTGCGATTGCGTATGTTCAAACCCAAAAAAGAGATACGATACAGCTCTACAAAGTTGCGAATGCGACCCTGATATTAATCCTCCGTGCGAAGGGTTATCTAATTTCGATAGTCTAAAATCATATAATGATAATTGTGATTGCGTATGCGATCCTCCAACTAATGTCACAGAATATTGCGCAAATAGAGGGGGTAAATTATTTGATTCCACCGAATGCAAATGTGTAGAAAATCACGGAGCTTGGTGCTCTGGTTATGTATCTGAATGCAATGACAACTTTTATGTCACTGGATGTAGTGAAGGCACTCTAGAAAATTGGATAAGCGCCGACACATCGGACACCGCACAAGGATTTAACCTAGGAAAAACTTGTGCTGATATTCAGTGTTCTATCGACCCATCACCAACTTGTACCATAACGAATACTCCAACTTCCACACCAACAAAAACTCCAACCGCTACGCCAACTAATACTTCTACTGTTACAGCAACGTCAACCGCTACACCTACTCCCACAGTTAGCGTAAGCTCAACGCCAAACGCCACAGCAACTCCAACGCCAACATCCAGCTATAATACGTTAGGTGGTCAATGGTATACAATGCTTCCGTAGTAGAAACTCTATAAAAAAGTGGGTTGGCAAGTTCTAGGGAAAGAACTACTATACAGAAAGCATTTTCCTAGAACAGGTACCAATCAATGCCAGATAATTTTGTCATAAATAATAGTGCTATAGCTAACAAGTTTTATACTATTGTCGGAAATGAAGATTTTTTAGATGAAAATGGTGATCCTAGAATCAATAATGAAACTGGGTTTGTACTAGCAAAAGCTATTCAAAATAAAAAACCTAGGCAATTAACTAATAAAAATTTTCAATATCGATATTATGTAAAAACTAATCCTCTTAAGATTCTTTATAATCCTATTGAGATACATTCAGTACAAGATAATAATAAACACGAATACTCTCACCTACATAAAACTTATAAAAACGAATGGATATTAACAGAAGTTACAGAGAGCGTATTCAATAAATACAAGGAATTCCTTAAAACTAAAAGTCTAAACTGGTTAAAGGCAGCACAACAGGAAATAGCATAATGCCAGAATATTCGTATGTTTGCGATAAGTGTTCTTCACACATGGAAGTCGTATGTTCTATTAGAGAATATGACAAAATGCAAAAAAACTTGCGTTGTGAAAGCTGCGGATCTAAAAGCTTATCAAGGGACTATCACAACGACCTATCAAGTTTAAATGCGTCTGTCAAGAAAGCCGACTCTGAACTAAAAACTATAGGGGATTTAGCAAAAAGAAATAGCGATAGATTTAGTGATGATCAAAAGGTTCACTTAAACAAAAAGCACAATGACTATAAAGAAGATGGGGCGGAAAGAAAGCCTCTACCTTCTGGTATGTCTAGGATGAAAAAACAACCCAAAACAAAGTGGCCCACATAAAGGAGAAAAGTATGTCGGAGTTTATTTTTGAACAAAATATCAACAAGGCTGCTGCAACAACAGAATTTTACTGTGTTGTGGGTCTTGAAGATTTTCTAGATGATAATAATAATCCTAGAACAGAAAAGCCCAATCAAAATACTCTAGCTAAAAAAACAGTCAGAGATGATTCGTCTGTTAGGTATAGTATTAAGTTGTCTAAAGACGGCAGACTATATAACCCACTGTCATTATACGGAGAAGAAAAGAAGTATACTCTGTATGATAATAATCCAAATGCTACAAAGTTTAAGGATGTTAACTTTAAGTGTTTTGATCATTATCTAAATTTTCTTAAGACCAAAAATATTGCCTATTTTATTAATGCCGAAAGGGAGTCAATCTGATGAGCAGACTAAACAAGACACAAATTTATGCTATTAGGTGGTTAGACTATCAAAATTTTGCTGCTATAAAGATAGCAGACGAATTAAAGCTAACCCTAAAACAGGTTTCTAATGTTCTAGAAAAACAGTCGAAAACTGGTGAAGAAAATAAGATTGAAACTAAAAGCTCTCCTGTGTCAAACAAGCCCAAAAACTTTATGGTTAATGAAACAGCGGTTAAGAAAACCAATAGTGTTTCTATCATGACCAAAGAAGCTAGTGCGATACACGATGAGCTACAAAAGAAGGCCGAGCAATCATCTGTCAAAAGAACAAATAATGCTATCTATAGGCCGAACAGCAGATAGTATAAACTAGCATAGTATGAAAAAATATCCATCCAAGTATTCAAATGGCAAAGATGTAACTGCCGCCCAATACATCACAGAAACTATTTGTGAAAATAGGGCAAAAATGCTAAAAAAGGATCTTCATTATAGATTTTGGTTAAGTAAAGAATGGAGTAAGTACTATAGGAATCAAATAGGATCAGCGAATAAGCTTCTAGAACAATATACTGATACGGCCATAGTTAAGGCGTTGAAAAATCCAGAAGCATCAAGAATTTATTCTCTGCGAGCGCCCCATCTTATCCCTATGATAGAACGAGAACAAAAGATTCTAGAGTCCCAAAACCAAGTTTTATCTCTAGAGATAGAGAGGAAAGCTGAGCCAGTATTTGGGACAAAAAACAATATCAATAAAAGCATCTTATCAAAACTAAAGGACATAGATAATAATGACAGTTAAAGACGATGTGATTAAAAGCTTTGGGGATGATATTATTCTGTCTGGCAACGCTATTGTAGACAGGAAAGTTATGACAATTCCAGTTAGTCCATCATTGGATATTATTCTTAATGGTGGAATTCCAGAAGGAAGCTTTGTTGTTTTAACGGGCCAGCCTAAGTGCGGTAAAACCACAACATCGCTAGACTTTTGTGCAACCGCTCAGAAGATGGAATATGCTCACGGAACCTTTAAAGATGGTCGCCAAGTGTACTACCTAAACATCGAAGGTAGATTAAAAAAGCGAGACTTAGAAGGAATACCCGGTCTAGACCTAGATAGATTTCATGTTATCGGGTCTCAATTAGGAAAGATTCTTCATGCAGAAGAATATCTTCAAATAGCAGAAAAACTTATTAATGAAGTTCCAGGATCAGTAGTTATCATTGACTCCTATTCTGCATTATGTACTGAAGCTGAAATTACAACAGATATGGATAAGATGCAACGAGCAGACGGGGCCAAACTATTAGCTAAGTTTTGTCGAAAGGTAGCTAATGTTATTCCTGTCAATAAAAATATTGTTATTGGTATTACTCACTTAATGGGTAATCCCACAGGATATGGAGCAGAATTTAAAGAAAAGTCTGGTCAGGCTATTGCCTATCAAACAGACATCAAGCTACGAGCCAAAACTTTTAAACCGTGGGTTCTCAGTAGCGATAGTACTCAAATAGGACAAGAGATTGAGTGGCAAGTTCTTTGTTCTGCACTTGGGCCTCCGGGTGGTACTATTACCAGCTATATTAGATATGGTAGTGGTGTTGATAAGCAAATGGAGGCTATTAATTTAGCTTCTGATATGGGTCTAATCCACAAGGGTGGTGCTTGGTATACATTAATATCCTTAGAGGATAAGCCCAAGTTTCAGGGGACTGAAAAAATCAGAGCCTATCTAATGGAGCATCCAGAAGTTTATGAAGAATTGGTAAAGTCGATTAAAACTACTATGGGGATTAAATGCTAGTAAAAGATCTAGACAATAATAATCATAATTGGCAACTAACTGGTAATATGTCAAAGGGGTCTTTGGAGAATAAGTCTTCTTATCATTTAAAGGCTAGAGAACTATTAACTGATTTGTTTCCAACGCTACAAATCTTAGAAGAGGTACCAATCCCCTTACGACGATCAGAAACCTTATTTTTAGACTTTTATTTACCTTTAAAGAAACTCTGTCTAGAAATTCATGGTGAACAGCATTATAAGTTTGTAGCCTTTTATCATTCCAATATGTTGGGATTTTTAAAGGCTCAAAAGAGAGATAAAGAGAAGCAAGAGTGGTGTAGCATTAACAATATCCAATTTATAGAGTTACCATATGACGAATCAATTGACGACTGGCGACAAAGAATCCAAGGCTAAAACATCTAAAGAAGAGCTACAGTACTGGGATGATATTCTAGATCAGTATGAACAAAATTTAGGATTACCAGAGTATGCCGTATCTTTTGCTTCAGACGAGATCAATACCTATTTGACCATGAACAGAGACTCTATAGAAAAATTATCTCCAGAAGACTGCGCCCAGATAGCATATAGATTAGCCCAATTCTCATTCCATTTACAAAGGTCTATTAATAGAGAGATCGCAAGACATAATTGGTCTGAAGAGAAAATTAAAGAAACAATATCTGATGAAATTAATAACTATAAAGGCTATGGCTATATAGAAAAATCTTATCAGGCGATTAAGCATAATGATAAGGCACAATCATTAAACAATATCAAAAAATATGCAAAACAAAGAATCGATAGACTATCATATATAGCGAATAATATTAAAAACTTATCCGATATCATTTTAGCAGTTCAAAAGACAAAGGTGAAACATGGGAATTGAAGACATTCTACAGGGGTCAAACCCAAACGAAATCAAGAAGCTGATCGCTCTTTTACAAAGTATGGTTGACACGGCTAATACAACTGAAGATCATAGTACTGAACAGGATGCTGACGAAGACGAATCTTCAAGTGCTATGAAAACTCGGTCGAGAAAGCTTAATGGTAATAGCAAGGGCAAGAAGCCTTTTAAGAATAAGTTCTTGACTATGCCAGAAAAGAATATGCACAAAGAGGACATTGAGTTTGATAAAAAAGTATCAAAGCATTCTCCTGTTCCAAGGAATCGTACTTTTGAACCAATCAAGGTAACCTGTAGAGTATGTGGTAAAAGCGAGAAGATCAACCCATCTCTTGTAGAATCTATACAAAGATATAAATGTAATCAATGTTCAACACAAGCTGGCTAATTAAGGATAAATATGATTCTGTGTGACCCTGCAGCTGAAAGAGCAGTATTGGCTGGTATCATTACTTATGGTGACGATGCTTACTTGGATATTGCTGATATTATACAAGATACGACCTTTACTATTGATAGTAATAGCATCATATATCAATGCTTAAAAAAGATTTGTGAAGATTCTAGCCGTCCAAAAATAGATCTTGCTTTTATCTATTCTACGGCACAAGAACTAGGTTTTGCAAATATTCTATCTAAAAAAGATGAGGCGCAGCATTTAAAAGCTATTGCAGATTTTCCTGTTAGTCTTGAGAATGTTAGGAAATTTGCGGCTAAAATTAGAAAGCTAGAAATAGCAAGACTCTTACGCAAACAGTTAGAGACTGCTCAGGATAAAATACTAGACATTAATGGTAGCGAACCCATAGCTGCTATCCTTGGTATAGCAGAGGACGCTATCTTCAACTTCTCATCTCTGCTTAATGATAGCGATAATAATCCTGTTCATGTTGGCAAAGATATTGACTCTTATATTAAAAGCTTGGAAGATAGTCCTATTGATCAAATTGGTATACCAACAGGCTTTCCGGTTTATGATAAGGCTATAGGTGGGGGCTTTAGAAAAGGCACCGTTAATGTTATTGCGGCCAGACCAAAAACTGGTAAAACCCTGCTTGCAGATAATATAGGTTTTCATATTGCCAATAAGTTAAAAATACCAGTATTAAACATGGATACAGAAATGAATACTGTAGACCATATTAATAGAGTTTTGGCCATGAATACGGAAATTGAGATTAACGCTATTGAAACTGGTAAATTTGCAGAGTCACCAGATAAAAAGATGAAAATAATAGAGGCTTCAAATAGACTAAAAGAGACTCCTCTATTCTATAAATCAATCGCAGGAAAGCCGTTTGAAGAACAGCTAGCGATTATGCGTAGATGGATCTGTAAAGAAGTAGGATTAAACGATGATGGTACAGCAAAGCAGTGTGTTATTGTTTATGACTATCTAAAGCTGATGGATAGTGCTGGTATATCTCAAGACATGAAAGAATATCAAGTTCTTGGATTCATGATGACCGCACTACATAATTTTGCTGTTAGATACCAAATACCCATTTTATCATTTATTCAGCTGAACAGAGACGGCATAACAAAAGAAAGCACGGATACCGCTAGCGGTTCAGACCGTATTATCTGGTTGTGTAGTAATTTTTCCATCTTTAAGAGAAAGTCTGATGAAGAAATCGCAGAAGATGGCCCAGATAATGGTAATAGAAAACTACTCCCCCTAGTAAGTAGGCATGGTGGTGGGCTAGACGATAACGATTACATTAACTGCACCATGAAGGGCTGGTGTGCTAAAATTATTGAGGGACAAACAAGACTGGAACTATTAAACAATAATAGCCCCAGAGACAAAGGATTTATAATTAACGATGAGTCAAACATTGAACACAACGATGCAGACGAAGCACAAATCCCATTTGAATGATCAAGATAAACTTAAGGTCGTTTGTGACGATCTGTGTGATAATATCGAAGAACTTTTAAGTGTCTTAGATTTAGACTATAGCTATAGCAGTAAAATGGTTAGTATGGCGTGTCCTATTCACAATGGGGATAATCTATCCGCTATAAATATCTACCATACTGGAGACTATTATAGAGGTAATTGGAAATGTAGGACTCACGGATGTGATAAGTTTTTTAAGGGGTCTATTATTGGTTTTATTAGAGGAGTAATATCTAGCAGAAAATATAATTGGGTTAAAGATGGCGATAAAATGTGCTCATTTGAAGAAGCAGTAAATTTCTGTCTAGACTTCTTAAATAAGAACTACAAAGATATCAAAATCTCTAAAACCGACAAGGAAAAGAAACAATTCTCCGCTATCATAGAGCACATATTAGACAGAAGATCCAAAGACAATAATCAACAAACAATATCGTTACCAACCAGAGACACTGTTAGAAATTCACTAACTATGCCTTGTGACTATTTTGTTGGTAGGGGATTCGCACCAGAAATACTAGATAAGTATGATATTGGCATATGCGACAAGCCTAATAAGGAGATGTTTAATCGAGCGGTAGCTCCTATTTATAATAATGATCATACCCATATGATAGGATGTAGTGGTCGTAGCATTTTTGAAAAGTGCGATAGTTGTAAACATTTTCATGATCCAAAAATAGAATGTCCCAGAGATGAAGATCTGTGGAAATTTTCAAAATGGAAACACAGCACAAACGTTAGCATCAATCACTACCTTTATAATTTCTGGTATGCTAAAAAGTTTATTGCCGACTCCAGTGTGGCTATCTTAGTAGAGAGTCCAGGTAATGTTTGGAAGCTAGAAGAAAACGGTATACACAATAGCTTAGCTATTTTCGGATCTTCGCTAAGTGATCGACAGAAAATATTACTAGACTCGTCTGGTGCTATGGTTGTGGTTATATTAACAGACAACGACGAAGCTGGTCATAAAGCGGCCGAACAAATCAAAGCTAAATGTCAAAATACCTATAGGGTATTTCATTTTAAGATTTCCAAAAATGACGTAGCGGATATGAATAGCGAAGAAATTAATAACGAAATCAGGATACCATTAGAGAAAATTATATGACAAAAATTATTGCTTTTTCTGGCAGGAAACAATCTGGTAAAAGTACAGCAGCAGATTATATCAAATCTGTTATTGATAGGCATAATCTAAAGATATCTCATAGGATCTATAGCTTTGCTGATCCATTGAAACAAGATATTTGTATGAATATTTTAGGTATGACATATGAACAATGTTATGGTACTGATGACGATAAAAATACTACCACAGACTTAACTTGGAATAATAACCAGCTAACCGCAAGAGCAGCTATGGAGATTATTGGCACAGATATTTTCCGTTCACTTAAAAATAGTGTTTGGGTAGATGCCACAATAAATAAAATCAAAAGAGACAATCTAGACTTAGCTATCATAGCAGACTGTCGATTCCCGAACGAAGTCGAATCTATTAAAAATGCAGGCGGATTTATTATTAGGCTCGATCTAGACCCCTACCATTCTGAATCACCAAGCGAGTGTGCTTTGGACAAACACCTATACGACTGGAATAATTTTGACTGCATTATTCGAAATTCTGGAATGGATCTGGATAAAAAACACCAATCTATACTTCGCTTCTTATCTGATAAAGGAATACTAATATTATAATTACATATCTACGCAGTTCATCTTATGGTACACACAGTATGTGTGAGCAGCAATACTTTATTGAATATGTATTAGGAATGAAGAGTCCAAGTGGGATTAAGGCTGATAAGGGTACAATTGTGCATAAGGCTCTAGAAATCCTAGCAGACATAAAGCTAGCACAACAACAAGAGCAGTCTGTTGTAGATAGTGATATTATGGGCAAAATAGACCTCAACAATTATAGTTTTGATACAATCATTGAGAAAGTATATCAATACTATACTAGTCAATTTGCTCACCATGCTTGGGCAGTTAAAGACTATAAAGACTGTCATAAATGGGCATATAAAGCTATTACTGACAATAATGCCATGTTTGATCCTAGAAACAGAACAATAGTGCAGTCTGAACAAAGATTTGATATTGAGATTAAAAAGGAGTGGGCGAAATATAAATATGATCTTGGTGATGAAAAACTTCAGGGTAACTTGGCTATTAAGGGAACTATAGACCTTATTACAAAAGTGAACGATAATACTCTAGAAATTATTGACTGGAAAGGATTAC